TCGTGACCATCATCGGACATCACCCGCCCGACGAATCGCCTTAATCGCGTGGCATCGTGTCCCCCGAGAAGAAGCCCGGAAGCCCCCCCCCCGAGCGCCGCGTCATACGTGTCGGCGGCTTCCACGCTCAATTCGCTGATGGCCATACCGGAGGGGATGGCCAGGCGCGTGTCATTGGCGGTCGGGGTGAAGCGGATCGTATATTTCCCGACCGTCTGGGCACTTGGGTATTTGGCCTTGCCGCCGAAAAAGATGCCGATTGCTTTATTCGTCGTATCGTTGCTGACGATCCTGCACGTGCACACGTATTCCACGCCGACCTCGCACGCGAAAGGCAGGTCGATGTATTCGCCTCTGGTGTTGGCCAGCGTGCCACCGGTCATGTACTTCGATATGTCGCCGCCCTTTTTGACGACATGGAAGCCGGTGGGGTCGAACTTTGGGTTCAGCCACAGGTTAATCCTCTGCATTCTCGTCTCCCTTCACGGTTTCGAGCACGTCGGCGGGAATCAATTTCATGGCCGCGTTGAGCTGACTGGTCAGGATTGCGATCTGCTTGGTGAGAGTGCCGATCTGCTGCGAAAGCTGGTCGATGACCTCGTTCGCGTCGGCTGGAATCTGAGTCAAAATAGTCTCCTTAAATACGAAACCCCCGCAATCCGCGTGGATTGCAGGGGTTGAAAAAATTGGAATGCTGGATTAGTCTGCGGCGGTCATCGTGTCGATACGAGTAACCGCCTTCAATTCGTCCAAGGTGAGGGTGCGGCCGAGATTCGTCTTCACGTCCGTCAAAGTGACGGACGTGCCGGAATCATCGAAGGTCGCAAGCACGCCACGTGCATAATCCCTCCATGATTCGGTCGAGCCGTCAGTGCTGGAAAACTCCAATCCGAGACGGCACAATTCCGCGCGCACCGACTCCTTCGGCGGACGCAAATCAAGCACGCCAGACGGCTCGGCGGGCGTCACGGTAGGCGCGGTATCGGTAGTGGTCTCAGTGGTCACATCGGCCATAATCAATCTCCTTAATTCTGTTGGTTTTGTCTTGGCATGAGCGCTTCGTAAAAGCGTTCCTCGCATTCGTCCAAGTCAGCACGCATGGCTTCGGTGGCGAAAAGCCTTCCGATGGCCTTGGCGTCCACGCAATCCGTGTCGATGCCGGTGGTCGGCGTCGCATCGGCCGCTTCACCCGACAACATGGCCGCCTGGACGGCGGAATCGGTTTTGTTGGTTATCGGCGGCAGTCCCAAAGCCGTCCTCGTACGGTTGCGGGCGGCCGTCATCGGATCATCCTGTACCTCGCCACTGTCGGACATCATGGACACGGATTCCGCCGCGGTATCCGACAAGGCCGCCTCCAAGCCCTCATAGGCGGTCGTGTACGCGTTACGTCCGGTCTGCGGATCGTACGAGCCGGCCGATTCCCTTGCCTGCATCATGGCCGCGCACGTTTCCGCGACGCTCGTCGTGCCGAGCAGCGCCCGCCATGCGGCGATAGCGTCCATGCCGCACACAAGCCCCCGCTCGCCTTCCGTTTCCGCTCTGATGACGAGGTTCCCGTCCTCGAAAACCGTTTGCAAAACATGCCTCCTTTATTTGGTCAGCCAGGCGATGGCGTTGACGTACATGTCGCCATGGAAGGCTGCGGTTCCGGCGTTGTACCCCATAACCTGCATCGACCCAGCGCCACCGGTGTTGCACACGTGCATGAAGATCGACCCCCAGTTGAGGTCGGAATTGCAGACGCCGTGATATCGTCCGAACTTCGCCGGCGTCCATGACCACGTGGTCGGTGGCACGGTGGAGTCCGCGGTTAGCGTCACGTTCTGGTAGATTCGCCAATTGGTGCTTTGGAATGTGTGGCGGCCGTTGATGCCGCCAAGATAGCCGCCAAGATACACGTATCCGGTGCTGATGTCCGAGACCACGCCGACCTCGCCGTTCGCATCCGACGCGGTGCACCACGTCTTCGCTTTCGCACCGTATGCCTTGACGCCGATTTCGCAGAGCGATCCAGAATCGCTGCGCACGTCCAAATACGCGCTTGCGCCTGATCCGCCGACGCCCTCCATGTCGAGCCAGGCACTGCTCTTCTTGCTGGCGTCCGCCTCTTCCCAATTCGTGCTAGCTGAAAGGTATGCCTTCGAGGTGATGCCGCTGCCGGTCGCGCCCTTCGACCGTGGCCTCGACTGGAGTCGGAGCTGCGTGCCCGGATCGTTCTTTGCCACATGTCCGCTCCACAAGTCCAGCTCGCTCATCGTGCCGACCTCACTCGACTGGATCACCGACGCGATGGCCGGATACCGGTAGTAGCCGGTCGAGCCGTTGTAGGCGGGGAATTCAATGCCGTCGCCCACGAACGTCTCCGAGCCGCTGATCGCATACGACTGGTAATCCGGGCTGATTTGGATTCTGTGCCCGCTCGTGCGGGTTTGGAACGTGCCCGTCAGAACGTTCGACTTGCCCTCGCCGTCGAGATAGACGGTCTGTTTGTGGTTGGAATCCCACATTTGCAGGGCGGTCGAATTGAGCTTCATTCCCGTGTTCGCGGCCTCGGAGCTTTGGAAGACGGCGCCCGTAAAGACGTAGCCTTTGAATTGGCCTGCCGCCACCTTGTCGGACGTGATAGTGCCAGCCGCGATCTTGACGGCCGTCACACTGTTTGCCGCGAGCTTGTCGGCGGTGATCGCACCAGTGACAATCTTGGACGCATTGACCGAATTAGCAGCCAATTTATCCGCGTCCACCGCGCCAGCCGCCAAGGCAGCAGTGGTCACGGCATTAGCCGCAATCTCTCCGGCCTGAATCTTGTGGACGGTGAGCAGCGCCACGGTCATATCCTCCGTGACCTTCAGCTTGCCCGTGGTCACGGAATTGGCTGCAATCTTGTCGGACGTGATGGCCAGTGCGACGATATTCCGCGCCTGCACCGAATCAGCCGCCAATTTGCCAGCGGTCACCGCATCGGAAACCAGCTTCTCGGTCGTGACCGAGTTTGCCGCCAGCTTGTCCGCCGTGATGGCATTGGCCTTGACCTTCTCCGCCGTCACTGAGTCGGCGGCAAGATGCTTCGCGGCCACCGTGCCAGCAGCGAGGATGTTGTTCGCCACGAGGTCAAACGGCTCGAATCTCGTACCGTCCCACGTCAGGACTTCCACCACACGGTCGGACAATGGCACCAAGACGCTCGGACTGTTGTTCGGCGCGCCCGTCCAGTACGTATAAAAATCGGCCAGCATGGACGGCGAATTATTCTTCTCACCCTTCCAGCGGGTCCAATATTTTTGGGTGCGCCACCACATGTCCCCCGGCTTCAAGCCATCATGCGCGGGTTCGTCCGGGCCACGGTAGATCAGATTCTTTCCGTCCGCTGTGGTCTGCGCCTTTTTAGCTGCGGCCTGCGCCTGATTCGCCTGCGCGGCGGCGTTGGCGGCTGTGGTCTGAGCCTTGTCAGCCGTTGATTGCGCCGTCTGCGCGGCAGCATGTGCCTTGACAGCCGCATTGGCCGCATCAGTGGCGGCCTTGTCGGTCACAGCCACCCAAGCACTGCCATTCCAGCGCTTCGGCGTGTTCGCACCGTTCGTGGTGTCAATCCAGAGAGTAGAGGCCTTGCGCATCGACGTGGCCGGTGCCGTGCTCTGGATGAGCACGTCGGCCTTGCCGTTCGCCACGCCAGCGGCGGCAGCGGCAGCCGTATTCGCCTTCTGCGCGGCATTGGCCGCATCGGTGGCGGATTGGGCCGCACTGTCAGCCGTGGCCTTGGCTTGTGTGGCGACGCTCGACGCATTCGCGGCGGTGGCCTTGGCGTTGGCCGCATCGGTCTTCGCGGTGGAAGCGTCCGATTTGGCGGAAGCCGCGTCGGACTTGGCCGCATTGGCCGAAGCATTGGCCGTGTTCGCCAAAGTCTCCGCATTGCCGGCGGTCTTCTTGGCGCTTTCGGCGGCGGTCTGGGCGGCATTGGCCGCATCCTTGGCCTGACCTGCGGTCGCGGTGGCACTCTTAGCGGCAGTCTGTGCGGCATCCGCCGTTGACTGGGCCGTGCCTGCGGCGCTCTTCGCACTGTCTGCCGTGCCCTGCGCGGTCTTCGCTGCGGCAGCGGCATTCTCGGCAGTCTTCTTAGCGTCAGTGGTCTTCGCCGCATTGTCCGCGATATCCGACTTCGCCTTGGAAATTTCGTCCGCGTTCTTCTCGACATCGGCATAGCCAAGATGGTTCCACGCGGAGCCATCCCAGACAAGCGTATCGATCACGCGGTCGGAGAGCGGCACGAGCACGGAAGGCGAATTATTCGGAGTCCCGAGCCAGTACGTGTAAAAGTCCGCGAGCAGTGAGGGGCTTGCGTTCTTCTCCCCCTGCCACCTCGTCCAATACGCCTGCGTCTTGAGCCACAGGTCGCCGACGATGAGATTGTCCTTCGGCTCGTCGGGACCACGGAAAGTATGGTTCTTCGAATGGGCTTCGGCATACGCCTGCGCCGCCGACTCCTTCGCCTTCGAAATCTCACCGTTCGCCGTGGTCAGGTCGCTCTTGGTCTGCGCGATGTCCTTCCGCGCCTGCGATAGGTCGGTCTTGGCTTGAGCGAGCGTCTGATTCGCCGCATCAAGATTAGACTTGTTGGCTTGGATGTCCTTCTGGGCCTGCGTCAGCTTCGCCGTATTATCCTTCAACGCCGTCTGATTGTCAGCCAAATCCTTTTGAATCTGCTTGACCTCATCAGGCGAGACGGCGGAAGCCACGGTCACAGTGGCAATCGCAGACCAGTCAGACTTATTGCCCGCATAATCGACGGAGCGCAAGGCATAGCTATGCCGTGAGCCGCCCGTCAAACCGGTGATGACGTAAGCGCCCTGACCAGACTGGGTGGCGCTGATGACCTGCATTCCAGCCGCATTGATGCCCTCGCCCACCTCGATATGGTCGAAGTCGGCTTCCATCTGCCCGCCAGCAGCGGTCTTGCCATCCCAATGGATGGTGACCACACCCAGCTCGGAGGAGACAGTCGGCTTCGATGGGACGGAGCATGGCGTGGTGTCGGATTCGACGGTGACCACCACGATATCCGACCAATCACCAAGCTTGTCGCTGTACGTGGGCACGGCCCTGACGCGCACCTCGATTTGCGTGCCACAATCAAGGCCACCGAAGCCGAGCTGCGTCTTATCCGTCGTGCCAGCCGAATGCCACGGCGCACCATCCACATGCTTGCGCCACTCGATGGCATAATTGCTGATCTCAATGGCCGTGTCATTGGTCGCTTCGGTCACTGCGGACCACATGGCGGTGGCCAAGCCGTGGGCAAAACCGTCGCTGCCGATATACGCATCAGTTTGCACCACAAGGCCGAGCGGCGCTTTCGGCACGCGATGGTCATGGTCAGTGGAAACGGTGGTTCCGCTCTCACTGCCAGCCAATGCCGCGCCACCGGTGATGCCCTTGATCTTCTTCGCCTGCCTGACCGAGGCATCATACTTGATATCATTCAGAGCGATGGAGGCGCTTAAACCCTCATTCTGGCGCATGGACAGGTCGATTTCCTGCACGCGCACCTTCTCGCCGTGGGCCACGGTAGGTGCGGTGATCCAATCGCCCGCATGATAGTCGATGAGCGGCAGATTATCCACATTCGCGGTCACCAGATCGCGCGTGTACTGGCCACGCACACGAGCCGCATCATCAAGCGTGGACTGCATGAATGCTTGCGCCGTGTCCTTGTCGGACACGCCACCCTGAGAAGAATAGGACTCCCACTTGCCCCAAGGGGTCGGCGCGGCCGGATTGTCCATGCGGAAGAGCAGATTATTGTCACCCTCGACGAGGATGGTGGACGCGAGGTCGGCGATGGACTCCTCGAAGGGCGCCTCGCCGATATCACGCGCCAATTGCAGCACGACGCTCTTGCTCAGGTCGCGGCTCAAGGCGGTGCTGTCGGCATTCCACAGCTTGAGCGTCCTGCCGGACGTGCGCCAGTCACAGCCGCCACCATTGACCAGGGCGTCCAGGATGGTCTGCAAATCAGTGCCGAGCGAATAGTACAGAGTGTACTTTTTTGCCCAATTACTGCCAGCCGCGTCCTTGGCCGTGTCGAAGCCCAAGGTCAGACCAGTGGCCACGCCACCACGCGCCCGGTTTTCGTCAAGCAGGGTCTTGAGAATCGTGCCCGGATTGGAAGAATAAAATGGCCTTTTGCCCTTGTTATCGCCATCGGCGATGAGGTGCGACGAATCATTGTTTTCGGCCTTGGACAGCAGCCAGCCAATCGACTGACCACTATAAGTAATGGTCTTGGTGCGATCATCGGTCTTGCCAGAGCGCCCGGTAATCACAAATCGCGCATTATCCGGCTCCTTGAAGCCACTACCGTCCGATACCTCCACGGCCACTTCAAGGCCGTCCGTAAGCTCACGGTCGAAAGCCTGAGCATCACCGGACAGCATCGAATATTCGATAGAGATGGCGCCGTCATCATCGTGGAGCATGGACGCGCTGAAGCTCACCGGCTCCGCCAATACGCCGATACGCGCACCGAAAGGACGATAGGCCACGAGACGAGCATGAAGGGACTTTGCCATGAATCACTCCCAAGATTGCAAAAACCGGCAGGTCACCTTGTCGGTGCTGCCGGTCTGTTTGATTGCGATGCGATAATCGCCGGAATCGATCGCGGGCCACACTTGCAGTGGCTCCGTGGTCCAGTCGATGCCATTCGTCGCATCCGTGCCGCCCGACCACGCGTCGGCATTGGCCGCCGTCCACGCCTTGCGATTAGCCACATCAATAAAGAGGCAAGGTCGTGAGGCGTCGCGTTTGCCACCCCACAGCAGATTCGTGCCACTCACCGGATCTGAAATGGTCACACCAGTGACGGCACTGAAACGCAATACCAGCGTGGTGAGCGGAGCATTGGACAGCCAGCCTTCCGGCACGGTGTCGAAAAGCAGGGACGGCGAAGCATTCGGCAATCCAGCCCAACGCGTCCAATAACCCTTGGCACTGGGCTTGGCGACGCCGCCCGGCAGGAGCCTGCCGCCGGTAGCGGCCAACGTTGTCTCCTGCCACTGCTCCCCCCGCCAGAAAACATCCGGCAATTGGAAGACGGCGGTGTCCGCGCGGTGGTCATCCCACGGAATCTCGTCGCCGTCCGGCTGGCAGGACGTGCATACCGTGCTGGCGGTCATGCGTCGAGTCCAGCCGGATACCGTGTCACGCTCCACGCGAGTCAGCTTGGAAGCCAAGCGGCACAAGCGGTAGAAGCGGTGCATCAAAGTATCCGCATCAGGCCCATTCGTGATGAATTTCAGCGTGATTTCCGGCGCATCGAAAGCCACCGGCCCAGCCGGAAGCATGACGCCGGACCGGCCATTCACGGTCACGGAATCAATACGCGGGCTGATGCTCGTGAAATGGGTGGTGCCGACGATCAGGCTCGAATGCTCACCAGTCAAAGCCTGACCGTTGATGAGATAATCCGTGAGAATCATTGCACCACCCTTTTCCTATCACCATTGCGGCATCGCCGCAGTCTGCAACTTCCGCTGCGTACTAATGCTCGTCGGAGCGATCGCCGGATAATTGAACGTCTGCGTGACATACGTGGCACCGCCACCGCCATTGCTGACATTCGCCCGACCAGACTTCGACGCATCCACGTCAAAACCACCATTGATCTGCGCATTCATGCCATTGACAGTGCGCTGCACGTCCTTCCAGCCAGCCTTAAGGCTCTTGTCAAAGCCCTGCATGATCGCCTGACCAGCAGGCTTAAGCATCACCTTGTCGTAGCTGAGCGGACCCTTATGTTTGACGATCCAATTGCCGATGCCACTCACGAAGTTTGCGACTGGGCCGAATGCGGACATCAAACCCTTAAGCAAGCCGCTGAGAATGGCTTTGCCGGCACTGATGAGCCAAGAACCAGCGCCGGAGAAGAAGCCGAAGATATGGCTTCTAACGCTTCCGAGAAAACCACCAAGGACATTCATCGCGCTGCTGATACCGGAAATCAGACCGCCGATGATCGACACGCCAGCCGACACAAGCCATGTGGCAGCGCCGGAGAAGATGCCCATGATAGCGCTGCCGATGCCGCCAATAATGCCTAGCACCGTTTCCACAGCACCTTTGACAATCTGTTGGAATCCCTCAAACGCCTGCCGCCAATCTCCAGAAATGAGACTGGAGACAACGTTGATGACACCTTGAATGAATGTCATCGCGCCTTGAAGTATGAGCTGGACGGAACCAATGACACCTTGAATGAAAGGCGTCATTACCTGAATTGCCGGGAAAAGCGTATTTTGAATGAAACCAATGATTGCGGAAATTACCGCCGACACTATCGGAGCAAGACCCTGCACGACTGAGGCAATGCCAGTCAACGCACTAGTCACGATAGGGGCCAATTGCTGAATCAATGGAACGACAACAGTCGAAACCAAATTGACAACCAGACTGCTGATCTGCGAAATAACCGGCGTCAGCGACTGTATCGCGGACGTGATGGCAGTCAGCACGACGGTCACTACCGGCACAAGTCCCTGGATAATCGGAACCAATGCCTGCACCACCGTGGTCACCACGGTCAAGATGCCTTGAATGGCCGGAACCATAGCTCCTATCAACGTCGAGATTATCGGCGTCAGAAGCGGAATGATTTGGGCAAGCACCGGAATCAGAGCCTGAGACAACTGATTGAAAGCCTTCATCAGCGTCTGAATTGACGGCTGCAACATTTGGAATGCCTGCTGCAAGCTGACGAAAACATTCTTGAGCATCGTGCCGAATTCGCTGCGGAGCTGTGGGCTCGTGGCAATCAATCCCGCCAGAGCGCCAATCACCAAAGTGATAGGACCACCAAGACCACCGAGCACTTTGCCCAAGCTGCCAAACATGCTGCCGATGATCGGCACGCCACTCAATCCGCTCAAAGCGCCGCCAAGACCAGCCGCACCCAGCAAGCCGGTCACAGCCGCGATAGGCCCGGACAGTGAGCCAAGACTCTTGGCAAAGCCACTGAAATCAAGCTTGCCAATCTTGTCAGCGACAGCACCGAACACCTTTTCCAAGGGTGGACCGATCTTCTCGGCCAGCGACGCCACCTTATCAAAAAACGCGGTGATGAGCGGTTCGACGGCCTGCACCATCTTGATGACCGCGCCGCCGACCCCGCCGAACGCCGCGATGAGATCATTGCCGACCGAAGTCTTCAACCCGGCGATCTCATGCTGCAGTATGGTCATCTTGCCCTGCGGAGTCTCCGCAAGGGCCTTGTTGATGCCACCGAAATTAGCTTCCAGAACCTGCGCTGCCATAGCGGCCTTCTCGGACGCCGACCCCTCCTGCAAGACCTTCTTCTGCGCGTCGGTCATCGTCACGCCATATTTCGACAGTGCCGTGGCGCTGCCGGTCATGACCTTGCCGAGCAGATTCGCGATCTGCACGCCATCCTGAGCCGTCGCGTTATAGCCCTTGTTGTTGGCGATCATGTCGGCCAAAGCGGGCGTCAAAGTCTTGACCTGATCCGCCGTCAGCGCGAAAGTGCCGAGCTGTGCCTGAGCGGCCTTCAAGGTGCCACCGGATATGACGCCGGTCTGCCCAAGCGTCTTATTCAGGCTGAGCAGCGACTTCTGCTCTTCATCACTCCAGTTATTGTTCTTGGCGACCTGCTGGAATTTCGCGGTCACCTCACCGGCCTTGAGGGCCGCATCCACGGCCTGCTTGCCGAAATTCACCAGATATCCGCCAGCGGCGGCAGCGGCGCCGGACACGACGGTGGCCATGCCCTTCGCGGCCTTGCCGATGCCGGACACGGCCTTCGACGCGAAGCCGGACGCTTTGCTCAAGCCAGAATGCAAGGCGCTGCCGGCCTTCGCGGCAGCATTACGCGCACCCTCCGGCAGCGCATTCCAAGCAGCCGAAAACTTGCTTTTGATGTTGGACGTGACCTCGCCAGCCGTCGAACTGATCTTCTGCACGGCCGTGCTGACGCCTGGAATCTTGCCGACGATCTGCTGGCCCACCGACGCGAAGCCGGACGCCAGCCGGACGAAAGCGTTCTTCGACTTGTCAGCTTCGGCCGCCAACTGCGTCTCAAGGTCCTTAAGCCGTCCCTTGGCGGTCTTGAGGTTATCGGTCGCCGCCTTGAGATTGTCAGCCGCCGCCTTCTGCCGGATCTGCGCCTGTTCGAGTTTGATGGCCGCAGCCTGCGCCTGAGTCGAATCGGCCCCGTATTTTTGCGTGGCCGCGTTCAGCTTCTCCTGCGCGGCCTGCACCTGCACGCCGGCAGCCTTGAATTTCAGCAAGGCGTCAGTATTCTTCTGCGAGGCTTGAGCCACGTCCTTTTTAAAGGACTTCAAAGCCTCGGAATTCAATTCAGCGGCACCACTGTTAAAGCCGCTTTTGAAGGCGTTGCCGACCTGCTTGCCCTGCTGCGCCCCGTTGAACCCTTTGGAAAAGGCGTTTTTCAGGGCGGAGACGGCTTTTCCGGTCTCTTTCGCCACATTCTGGCGGAAGCCATTCATCTGCGGGAAAATGCTCACATGCGCGGAACCAAGCTCGCTACCGCCAGCCATGACAGCCTCCTCTATTCACTTTTTTTGAAGCCGAAGATGCTGCTCATCGACTCCAAAGCCTCACGACGCTCCTCATCGGTCACTTCGACGTGCTGCTTCCCCGCCTTTTCCGGCGCGAGGTCGCCAAGAATCGACGTGCCGCCAGCCTGAATCGCGGTGATGATGGCCGTCGCATCCATCGGCAGCACCATATGCACCGCAGTCATGCCGGTGTAAGTGTTCGGATCGGCCGAGAGGTTTTCCCACAATGCGATCGCGTCGCAGTAGCGGAGTCTGCCGCCCAAATCGGCCTGCAGACTCCATCCACGCGCCGCGAAATCGGCCCTTATTCGACTGCCGGCGTCTCCTTGGAGGAGCTGGCAGAAGCCGACGATTTTCCCAAATCAGCACCCTGCATCTTGGAAATGATTTCGCCGTAATCGGCGAGGATGTTCATCGGCACCATGACCGGCTCCTTCGCCAACTGCCGCGCCGCATCCTCACCGGCGAAAGCCGTCAGCATGTCCTTGAGCGCCTGAATCTGCTCGGTGTCGGACTGCAGATTCGACAGACGTGCGAAATCATCAATCGACAGTGCGAGAGGTAGTTTGTAAATGTGGCCGTGCGGTGCGAGGAACCATACGCTGCCGTCCTTGATGAGGTGCTTCACCTTCATCTGCTCGGCGGCTGCCTCAAGCGCTTTGTCCTCGTCCTCCTGAGTCCAGGCGTCGAAATCGGCGGCGGAGGGCATCACGTTCTTGGTCATTTCTTCCTTCTTTCAAACGACTATGAAAAATTCCTTTACTTTGTTGGATGAAGAGGAAGAATCCCAGCACATGCGAAGAAAGGAAGAAAGAAACACATGCTGGGAAGAGTTGAATCAGTCAGCCACCGGCTGAGACTCGGAATCATCAGCTTGATGATCGACGGTGTGAGAATCGGACGAAACAGTCGGAGTCACGAAGGACTCCAAATACTTGCTGTTGCCGGAATCGCAGACGGCATCCTGAATCCATTCGATGGTCCAGGCGTCACCGGTGTTTTTGCCGGAGGTCTCCTGCCCCTGCTCGTTGCCGGTCAGATTCACGACACCCAGACGGCGGCGGTGCGTGCCGTTTTTGAAAACGGTCTCCTTGTAGCAGAACCACTTGCCGTCCTGGATCACATCGGTCACGTGATAGACGCCATTGGTGTCCGGCGTTCCGATGGTCATCTGGCGCGTGATGCTGTTATCCTCGGCCACCGTGAACTGTTCGGTCAGCGAAGCCGTGCCATTGACGCTGTAGCCGGGCTGATGGAACTTGATCGCATCATCGGCATCACGGCTGGGCTGCGGTGCGCCATCCTCGGTGATGAGGCCGACGAAACCGCCTTTGCTGAAAATCTTGTCCAAGCCGGTCTTCACGTCGGCCACGGTCGGCGCGATGAGATCGGCGGTCAGCTTCTGAGTCGCGTCATAGGGTGCGAAACGGTAGGCGCTTGTAACCACGATCTTCGCGGCGCTAAGGTCATTGCCTGCTGAATCAGCTGCCATATTTTGTCCTTTCAAACAAAAAGGCGCTGAAACACTTGGTTTCAACGCCTTAAAAATTATTGGATTATCGGAATTCCCCAATAGTGGAGAATTCGAGAGTCAGATAGCATCTGGCGATATTCGCGTCCTCGGCCACGAAATACGGGCCATTGCACCCGTCCTCATCAATGCCCGCGATCGGTGAACCGTCAAGTGAGCAAATCGCCGGGTCGGTGAGCATGCCGTAGATCCATGCCGCCAAGTCACGGCATGGTTTCGGAGCGGCACGAGCCCCATAGCGCACGGTCACGCCGACGCTCCGGTCGAAGAGCACGCGATTCGACTGCGATCCGCCATCGTCACGCACCACGACGAGCGGCCGCGAGCCGTCGTAATCGTCCGGCTCACGATTCGAAACGATGCTCGTCGGGAAAGACGATTTCAACCGTGCGCGCAGATACGAGCACAACCAAAGCTCAAGATCCGGTGGCAGGACTGCCGTCATGACTTGCCCGCCTTCAACGCCTTGCGGAGATTGCCCGTCTTCGATTCCACGAGCAGGGTCTTCGGATCAGTGCCGACCACCATGCATGTGGTTCGATGCGCGTGCTTGACCTCCTCGATTTGGAGGCCGTCACGATACGCGCCCGTGTCCACCGGAGCATGCGATTGCGCATATGCGAGCGTCTTCTCGGCGGCACGACGGGTCATGGCCTTGACGCCAGCCGAATTCATCAACTCGTCAAAATATTTGTCGTTGAATTTGACCATCACTCCCAAAAGCCATCACCCCCGATATTCAGCTAGTGGAATCTCAATCGTCGGCTGCCAGCTCGTGAACGCATTCTGGTCACGCGACGGATAGCCGGACACCTCCCAGCAGCGGCCATCATCCGGCATCGCACGAATCCTGTCGCCAGGCATCACGTCCAATGACGGATCTGGCGAGGTGATGTAGGCCGTGCTCGTGGTCTCCTCACGTAAGGCGTCAGGAGTCCTCATGCTGCTAGAGCTGGAAAGAGCACCAGCGAATTCCAGCACATCAGGATGGTTCCAATCCTCGCCAGTCAGCTCGCCGCTATACCGGTCCATGACCTTCTTCGCACGCAAACGCCGCCACTTGGTCGCACCAGACATGTGCCAGCCGCCACCAGTGGCGTTCAGGTCGTCAAGCAGGCTCACGGCAACCCTCCAAGCTTGTAGGGTTTGAGCTTATCCTTCTCCTCCTGCATGAGCGACACCACGTCAAAGCTCGCGCTGCTGCCATTCGTTGACTGCGAGGTGACAAGCCCGAGTGGACTCATGCCGGCGCGCTTCGCGGCGCTGATAAGCACCTGCTGCACGTCCGGCGCGTCATCATAGCCGGCGTGAATCTCGTAGCGGATGGCCGCGATCCCAGCTGGAAAGCCACCAGAAAGCGACTCCACGAGACCGGTTTCCGGGTCATAGGCGTAGGCCAGTGGATTGCCCTGACGGTCGGTCAGGGATTCGATGCTCGTCACATGACGTGCGGGCAGTCGGATCACCGTGCCGCCACGCGAGTTGATGACGCCGGACAATGCCGCGTTCGGCATGACATGCCAACCGCATTCGCGGCGGATGGCCGCCTGCGCGGCCTTAAGCCGGAAGGCGACGTCATCCTCGAAAGCCGAAGGGTCGGCAATCATGTCAGGAATCACATTCACATCAATCATGCCGACCTCCACGCTTACTCTGCAGCCATCAGGCCAGCCGCAATCAGAGAATTGACCAGGGCGTCGAATTCGCTCTTGGTTGGTGTGGCGCCGGCGGCCAAAGCCACATGCGTTGCAGGTTTCACTGCAGCGCTGCCAATATCGGTCGGCTTGCCGTTGGCCCCGACGAAGACCACATCGGCCACGTGGGCATTCGGGTCAAGTTTCGCCGCCGAGGCTGGAATCACTCGAAACTGTCGAGCCATATCACGTCTCCTTACTTAAGGGTCAGCTTGACGAAAGCCTTCGGCTTGCGCACGGCCAAAGCCACACGCTCCTTGGCGCGAATGGTCACCAGATCGGAGATGAAGTCGGTGTCATTGGAATTGGTGGCCTCGACCGTCACGCCGCCCTTGCGATAGAAGGTGGCAGCGCCCTTAAAGGAGCCGACGATGGCTGTGCCGGCGTCGACAGCGGGAGTCACCACGGTGTCCAGACCCCAGAGGCGCGGAGTGATGGTCAGCGCGCCGCCATTCACGCCGTAGAACGGTCCACCGCCGATGAAATTGCCATCATTGTCCTTCTTCAATCGAATGGCCTCATAGTCTGTCGGATTGATGACAAGGGCATCCGGCATCATGCCGGTCGTGGTGGAGATCATCGACTGCGCGTGCAGTACGGCAACGTCATTGCCGGCGTCGGTAGCGGTGTATGACTGGATTCCTTCACGATTCAGCAGGCCCTTGATGTTCTTGCCGGTGCCGTCGCCGTTGAGCAGCTGCTTCTCCTCGGCGATGCTCAGATCGTAGAGCAGACGTCCATCGATGTCGGACTTCAGGAATTCGAGGTCGGTGACCATGTCGTTGGATTCCTTGATGAATCCAGCGATTGTGGATAATGCGTCGGTGTGCTCTGTCGCGTCGGCGTAATGGATCTGACTGAATTTCTCGCCTTCGCCGACGGTTTCGAAATCGCCTTCCTTTTCGCCTTCCACGTAGTAGATGATGGCCTGTCCGCTCATCGCGCCGACACCGAATAGGTTGGTGATGGTCGGACGGCGGTAAGCCTGGACGAAATTCGGGTCCACGTATGTCAACAGGGAGCCGTACACGCCGGACGGTCCGCCGGTAACCTGCGTGTCAGTGTTGGCCTTGCGGCGCGGAAACCATTCCGGTGCTGCGATTGACGCTCCCGAAACTCCCTTTATCTTCGCCAGCTGTTCGCCGATGTTCTTCACGACGAAATCGCCAAGAGACTCGCCGGATGCGGCTCCGCTCTTCTGTGTGTCCGCCAAATTGTCGGTCAATCCCGCGAAACGCTTATGCACCGCATCCACCGTTTCGATGGAATCCTGCAATTCGTGCGCTTCGGCGTTCAGACCCTTCAGCTTCTCGATGTCGGAAGCGGTGAGATTATCCTCGCCCTTGGCCAGCACCGCTTCGATGGCGGCCTTGGTCTTGGCGAGACGATCATTGAAACTCATTTGGTCTCCTTGTTGTCCTTGCCGCCAGTGACCAGTTCACGGGCGGATTTGATTACATTCAGACGCTCGGCCTTCTCGGCCTCCGCGTCCCTACCCTTATCAGGGGCAAGCTTCTTATCCTGTTGCTCGCCGGTCTTGGAATCATCCGGCTTATCTTCGTCGGAAGTGCTGGAATTGTCGGAATCAATGCCTTCCAACACCTCGTTCAGCGACGCCAATGCAGCACGAAGCTTCTCCTCGTTGGCGGAGCTGATGGCGCGACCTGACTTCACCGCCAGAATCTCGGCCTGCTGGTTCGCGGCCACCGGCACCACGCTGATCTCGAAAAGCTTGATCTGCTGGAATTCGGAATGGCCGCCCCACGGGCCGTCGCCTTTTTCCGTGATCCACGCGGTCTTCGTCGGCACGAAGCCGATGCTCATCTGATGGACCCTGCCATCCTTGAGCAGGTCGTAAGCCTGCTGGGCGGTCGGATTATCCTCGATGTCGAGCTGGGCCGAGATGAGCAGGCCCTTCTCGTCCTCGACGGCGCTCAAGGTGCGTCCGATGATGTCGGTCGGCTTGCCGTCCTGATGGTTCCAATGGATCGGGATGCCGGCTCCGCCGGCGTAGTCCTTCTCCAAGGTCTCCGCGAAAGCGCCTTTGGCGATCACGTCACCCTGCAGGTCCTTGTTGCCGAAAGTGCTGGCGTAGCCGCTGAAAACGCCTTCGCCAGCCGAATCATCCAAGGATTTCACGTTGAATCTGAGCTGTTTGAGATTCACTGTCCTTCTCCGTTCACTGGATTGTTCTGTTGCGCGTTCTGCGTCCTGCCGCCATCCTGCGGGCTGGGCTGTCCGCCGGTTGCCACATTCAATGGCGTCACCAATTCGTCGCCACCATCAAGCTTCGGATAGTTGAGGATGCGCCGCGCCTCGTTCGTGGTCATGAAGCTGCGCCCCGTGGCCGTGCTGAGCGCCTGATACTGCTCGGAGAACGTGCCGCGAAGCTTCGCATCCACATTCGCTTCGATGTAGGCGTCCGGCTGGCCGAGCGCGTCAGGCAGCAGCAGATTGAGCGACTGTTCGAACGCCACGATGTACGGCATCAATTCCACATTCCACATCTGCTCCTTGAAGGAAGCGATGTTGGAATTCGTGCCACTGCGAAAGCCAAGATTCTCCGGCGCGATATGGAAAGCGTTGGCCACGTCTATGCGAATCCTGTCCCTCGCATCAATGTCCTGCATGTCGATCGGCTTGAACGCGTCCACTGTCTTGATTTCCATGCCGTCGTTGAGCAGCGGCCAGCCACCGGCGAGATTGCCTCCAGCCTTGTAATTGCGCATGCCCTGCACGAATTCGTCCTGCGCCTCCTGCGACGGCCACGGCATCTCCTTCGGACGCGAGATGTACGCCGGAATCTGACCGCCGTTCTTGGCAATCGCACGACGATATTCGGCCATCTCACGCGCCTCCGCCAAAAGCGGTGCGAGAGTGCCGGACACCGGAGAACCGCCGATGCCGGACGTGCTGTACCCCACATCAAGCAGAATCTGCGGGTCTGGCAGCTTGAAATACTGGCTTCCTTCCGGCTGTCCGGTGCTGATCTGCACGCCGGTGATCTCATCAAGAGTATTGCCGGAAAGCGTGAAATTCTGCACCGGAATACGCCGCAGCCACAGTCTGCCGGACTGCTTGTCGGCATCGAGCAGGCACAGCCACCGATCATTGAGCAGGCCATCGCAGAGCAGCGAGTAGAAGAATCGGTAACGTGTCATGCCAGGAAGCACACTCGGCTTGGCCATCAATTGCGCCAACGGGCTTGTGGTATCCTCCACGCGGTCACCGTCAGGCTGGCGAGTGTAAACCTTGAACGGCATGCTGGCGATATTCCGCGCGATATGGTCAATGACGGTACGCACCGCAGCCTCACGATCATAAACGCCAGCGCCGAACCAATCGATCGGCAGCTGCGCGACCTGCGAAATGTTCACTGGCGATTCGGAGAACTTCTGGGCCACAGATACCGGGCTTTTCTTGAGCCATCTGGAAAAGAACCCCATGAAACCTCCTCACTGGGTCATACGACTGCGAAATGGGTCACGCTCGGCGCATATTTCGGTTTTTCGTTTTCGACTTGCATGGTCTCCAACGCGTAAAGCGCCTGCGATTCGGCCACTAGGCCGCTGATCTGCAGTGCTGATTTCGTCCTGTCCCACACCTCGACTTCGCCGAGCCGCCGGGATACTGCCACGCTCACCTGCTGTTCGATGGCGGGCTGCGGGAGATGCCGTAGCTTGCCCTCACGCACACGATCATGGAAACGACCACAGCACGCGCCCAACCGGAAGCCTTCGATGAGATGCACCGTCCACCCTTTTTCGATCAAAGGGTCGATGAAATCCACGGCAGGACAGCCCTTGCCCTGCACGGCGATCTCCGTGATATGCGGCCAACGCTCCTGCAGCAGGTCGAGATAATGCGGCACCCACAGCATGCCGTCACGACGAGCTATCAACTCCACATGCGGCAAACCGTCCGCACGCATTCCGGCAGCGGCCACATACGTGGTCTTACGGTCCGCGCTCGTGTCCACGGACAGCACGACGCGATTACAGTCAGGAATCGTGGAACGCGAGTCGATGCCGCTGGCCCACATTTTCGGGTTGATAAAAGGAATGATGTCAGCCGTGACCCACTGGCACAGGACTTCCGTACGGAACGCGGCCTCGGTCATGCCGTCAATATCGGACCGAACCGACATGACGGTCATCGGCCCGTAGCCGAGCGACGGATTCGCCTGACGAATAGCGTCGGCATCATCCACCGGACACTTGTCAGGCGCAGACCATTCGAAATATCCGAAAGAGCCGTCCTGCTCGCCGGACATGAACACGTCGGCCGGATTGCCCCCGTCGGCGCTCAGACGAGTCCACTCGTCAACAAGCTTGCGGCCCTTGTCCACCTGCTTGCGAAGCGCCACAGACCTGTAGTCGCCAGCGTTCGAAATGCCCCACAACTGGCTCGACCAGACCGCCTTCGTGGTCTGCGACACCGCGTTCCAGCCATCATCATTATGCTGCTCACGAAGCTCATCGAACACGACACGGGCAGCGCTCTTCGCGCGAATATTCTTATCCGCGCGGACGATATACCGGGCTTTCGAGCGGGTGATGATCGCCTCCTCGCCGTTCGTATTGACGAATTTCTGCGTCATCGCGGCGAGATCCGGAATCACCAGATCCGCTTCCTCGTCGGTAGAAGGCTGAGGATTGCACCATTCCTTGACCTGATTGTAAGGACCTTTCGCATTGTCCAACGTTTGCGCGGCACCGACCACCAGGAACTTCACCGGCGGCACTCTGTCCGGATGCTTGTTGGAATCGACGAACAGCCACCACGCGGCAAGCACGCCCATCAGCGTGGTCTTGCCGTTCTGGCGGGCCACCAGAACGATGACCTTGCGGAAGCGATAACTACCATCCTCAAGTAATTCAAGCGCATGCACTAAAAGCCACTGCTGCCACGGATAAAGGTGGACGTGCAGCATGATTTCAGCGAACGCTATCACCGCGAAACCATTCGAGGTCTCCTTGGTCAACGGGCGTAACGGCGGCGTGAAAATACGCGGCAAGGTCACGCCATGCCTCTCGTCATCGATGGCGCCGAAAACCTCAAGATTCTCAGACGCCATCGGACACCACCTCTCAGCCGAAACGCTTCATAAACTCGTCCATCGCGATAACCTTGCCGCTCTTCGCTTCCTCAGCCCTGACTTCGGGCTTCTGCCTGGCCGGACGCCCGACCTTCGCTGGAGTGTCCAAAGTCAATCCGAGAGACTGGCAGTATTTCAGGAAAGTCGGCAGAGTCACATTGTCGATCTTCCCGTTCTCGTCAACGAATCCGGTGACACTCAGGAAGTCAATCCGACCAGCCAGTACGCGGGCGGCCGCGACCACTGCGGAATTCACAGCCTTCAGCCCATCGGCGTTCTTCAATGAGCGCTCCAAAGCCTCCGCCACATTATGACTCGGGAATTTCACCGACATACTTCACCTCGAATCTGCAATCGCGCGCGCGACCCCCGGTAAATTTCGGCCATCGGGGAGAGGAAGAGCAACCACGCGGGACGTGGGTCGGTTCGGGGTGGTTTTTAGGATTTCACCGCCCCTACCCCTTTGGGGTTGGTTTCGAATGCTGTTTTGAATGCTTTGATTGCGTTTGTAAATCGTGTAATAAGTTCGTCTGCGCTTGGTGGCTTGGGCGTGATGAGTGTGGTGTATGCGTCACCGACCATGAAGGTGTTGACCTCGTTGTGGGTGACGTTGATTGGGATGTTGATGGTGAATGAGCTGATTGGGAATGTCTTGTCGCTGATTGTGGCGGTGAGCTCTAGTGTGACTGGCTGCTGTGGCATCATTGCCTCCTTGCTCATGCTGTTGTTATCCATTGTCTTGAGAGTGTTCCGATTGGTGCGGGCGGGTCACTGTTGCCTCTTAGCCGGTTGCAGCTGGTGTGGCTTGGTTTGAAGCCTGCCGGGTCGAACTGCAACTCAGGGTGCTTCGAGACGGGATAGAGGTGATCGAGATTGAATGAATCATCGGTGGTGTTTTTCGTCGCCTCGTAGTCGATTGGCATACCACACAACCAGCAGACTGCATGCTGTGCCTTGCACTGTGCGAAGAATGTTGCTTTGTCTTTTTCGAATTGGCGGCTTGTCTTGCGCGTTCTTCCTGGCATACGATCACCGCCTTGTGGTGCTTCGGGCTGGAGTCGAACCAGCGCGTGGTGTGGGATGCACTGTCTTTATCATCACGGGCATTCGATTTAAAGAAGTAGGAAGCCATGGCCGGTTTGGTATCCGTCCTCTGGTATCTGTGCTATCCCTTGTGCTCTAACCGCTGAGCTACCGAAGCTGGATATGAATAATGGTCCAACCCTTTCAGGCTGAACCATTTTACTACTGTACGACAGTATAGCATTTTAATTGTGACAGTTAAGCATGGCGGTTATTTCTCCGAGGTTGAACACGTACTCTCCTTTGTGTTTTGTCGGCGTGGCGTGGAGTTTGCCTCTGGTGAGCCATTGGCGGATCTGGTCGCTTGTGCAGTGGATGTCCATTTTGGAGAGGTATCTTGCGACTTCGACTGGTTTTCCGGTGTATTCGAGTTGCCAGAGTTTGTTGTCGCGGGTGGCTTTGATGGCTTGGACTCCGCCTTGCCATTTGCAGTGCGGGCATGTCCATTCGTCGGCCTGTGGCGTGCTGGTGGCTTGGTGGCCGCATTGTGGGCATGTGCCGATGATGACCATTGCCTCTTCTGGGGTCAAGGCCGTCTCGTTGCGTCGGCTGATGTGTTCCAGGGCGGCGTAGTCGTCTGCTGCGGTGCTCATGTTGAGGATGGTGTGCCGGTTGCTGATGATGGCGTACCATGCTTTCCGCCAGTCGTATGCGGCGTATGCGGCGCGTATTTTGCCTGCCTGTTCGGCCAGCCATGCCTCGCTGTCTGCGATGAGGTCTTGCGCGTGGGTGTCGATGGGTATTGGCGCGTTGCCTTTGTTTGGCGTGTGGCTTGTGGGGCCGATGTGCGCCTGACGGAGCATGATGCTTCGCAGGGCTGGCAGTTGGACGTGTCCGAGCTGGCGGATAAGCCGCCAGTAGGTTTCACGGCAGTTTGCGCAGAGCATGTTCGCCGCCGCCGTTTTCATGGGCTTGTGGCAGTGCTGGCAGTCGGTCAAAGTCTGGTCTCCTTGTCGTGCTGGTGGATGATGGCCGCTACTTCGGCTTTGGGCACTTGCGGCACGAGTGGCGCGATCTCGTCGAGCGCATAGCCGGCCTGGTGCCATTTGATGATCATGTTTTCGAGTATTTTCTTCATTTGCTTTTCCTTGGTTCGATGGTCTTGATAATTCGCTGCGAAGTATCGCAGGCCGCGCGCACCTCGTACGGCCTGTGATGGGAGTCGGCTCTCTCCTGTGCCGCATCCGATGCCTCTTGGAGCGTCTTGTACACTCGGCATGTGTGCAGTCTCATGTCACCCTTCGGCCAAATGATGTAGCCGTTCACTGGTATTCCTTCACGGTGTCGCAGCCGATGGTCTTGCCATGGTCGGTCAGGCAGACCCATGTCACGTCGCCGGTCTTGACCGTCGTCATGCCGTAATCGGGATGCGTGCCTAGATACCAGCCCTCATAGATGCTTAAGCCAAGCATGGCGAACGCCACGACGCCTAATATCACCAGTGAGATAATCAGCTTGTCCAATCCGTCCATCATTCACCTTCCTTTTCGATTTTGACGGTCTCCTTGTATGGGTTTTCGCTTGTATACTGCGGAAAATCGCATTCCTGGTCTTTCCAACCGGCCGCGTAGCCTTCCTGCCATGCCTTGCGGCGCTCGTGTTCCAACCATTCCAGGCTGTACATGGTTTCCGGTTCGTCGTGTCTCATGATTTCTCCTTTTTAGAAAAGTGTTTGCTGTTCGCTGTCTTCGGATTGCGGCCATCCGAAATCCGATAGGTCATTCACCGGCAGTCCAGCCCACGGATCAGGATTGCCGGGCACCGGCCGCATTTTCGGAAAACCAGGAAGCGTCGAATAATGGAATCCGTTGTCGCCCACATCCGCCGGCTTGACGCTGACGGGCATCAGGCCGCATTCATGCGCGCCTAAATATTGGCCGTCCGGACTGATGCCTAATGGTCCGGCGACGGTTTCCAATCTGACGATGTCCATGTGGGACACGTGCCGGATGCGTATAAGCGGCCTGTCAAGGATGATCGCAGTGACCAGGTCGTCACCTTCGATGATTCCCGCGTCCCACGATTGCCAGACCACGTCCCTTTCGCTGAAAATCCACCGGCCGCATGAGCACACGACCGGAAAGAGATGCGCCGGATTGCCTTCCGGAGCGAACCGGCGCATCCACTGCGGCGGTTTCCTGCTCATCCCATCAGTCGCTTCCAAAAACCGTCGGACGCCTCCACGAGCCTGTAGCCGCAGTATGGGCAGGTCACGTAATATGCTCCGACGCGTTCTCCGCAATGCGCGCATTCGATAAGTCGGATTGTCCTGCTCGTTCCAGTCATATTCTTTGCCATAGTCGATTCCCTCCTTAGTTGAGGCTTCGTTTGATTGATTTCCAGATCTGGTCGAGTTCGGCATCGGCCAATCCACTATCCCTACCGCGCTTCAGCAGGTCATCGTGGATCTGATGTTCGTTTTCCGGATGATTTTTGAAACGCCCGTAAGCCCACGCATGCAGCGTGCTATTGCGTTGGCCCTCCGGCACCGGCGTCATATCCGGCATGCCATTGGAAATCGACGTGGCACGCCTGTCGGCCATGACATCGTCCAGACTCATTTGCGGCGCGTCCGGCTTCGGCTCGCTCGTGTAACCGAAATCCTTGAGCATGCGCATGACCGCCTCACTCGCCTCCGGCACCACGCCGGCAGGCAGATCCACCAGCTCATACCGTTTGCCGTCGATGACGCTGCCGGGGCCAAGCACATAACCCTTATTGCTCACACGCAGATCAATCGGCAGATTCTGCTCATGCACCGCGTTCTTCAACAGTCCGATATCCATGCCGGCCGGCATGCGATAGTACAGGTGCACGCCATGCGGCGTTTTCGTGACCAACGTGGCCGGCAGATTATCGGTACCGTAGTCGCCGGTCAACGCCTGCAAGCACTGCCAGCCGTCAGGCTCGCCATCCTCGGTCGGCTTGTCGCAGTCGATGACGAAACAGTCGCCGAGCGGCACGACCGCATACCTGCTCATCTGACCGGTGATAAACGATGCGTCCACGTGGCTATCGTCGGACGGATTCAACCGCTTCCACGACAACGACACCTTCCCGTCGACCGGACCTCCGGCCTTTCGTGCCTTGCCTTCGCATGGAGCGAAACCGACATGGCCGTCCAACGCCGATTCGACGATTCCGGCCAGATCCTGACAATCGCCCACATCATCCAACGGGAGCAGACTGTCGCGAGACGGCTTCGACAATGCACGTTGCACCCAGTTATCTTCCTGTCTGGTTTCGTCGTTAAGAGCGGAATTCCGATACACGTCGAAACGATCACGGTTAACGACACGGACGACACGAGGCTGTCCCTTGCCAGGCAATGCGCGAGAACGCGCGTTCTCCAGACCAAGCACATCCATAAGGGACTGAGGGATGGTCGTGTGGAATTCCTTGCGGTAGTCGCCTTTCACGGCAACCGGGTCACCGTACTGCTCTTCGTTCGACGCGATTTCGCTGATCAGCCAATACATCTCATCCGAGATGTTGCGGGCAGGACTCAGATTCACGATTTCCGGCGCGTCCGACCTCTCCCACAGACGGCACGACAGGACGAAAAACGCGGCAGGATGATGCTTGCAGAATCCCTCGATCGCATGATATTCGTCATACGAACGACCCTTCGACTGGTGGAATTCCACCTTGATGAAGCGTCGCACGTCCGAATTCTCACCGGAATCCGCGAACTGCATGTTCGTCAGAATCAGCAACGTCGCAGATGGCGTCATCACGCGATAACGACCGCCGGTGACGCGGGCATTGACCTGCGAGCCGGTCGACAACGCGCGCAGTAAAGGCAACATGTCCTCAGTGACCGCGCAGGCCTCGTCATCAACGGCGAAAGCCTTGCCGTCCATCTCATCATTCATCGATTCGCGGCCAAGCGTATATCCACCGCCAGCGCAGTACGATTGCACGCTGAAACCGGGAAACACCTTGCCGACGCCCAACACGCCAAGCAAAGCCTGGCGGGCGATCAGCGTCTTCCCGTCACCGCCATGCCCGGACAACACATAGGACAGTTGTTTGAATGGTTCCAGCCATGGGGTTGCGAACATGCGGCATAGATTCGCATAGGACCTCTCGTCGACGGTGAGCCATCTGAGTATCCGTTCAGCGTCCTTCAACGCCTGATTGCCCATGCCGGCAGGCGAGAAAGTCTGTGTGACGGCGATGTCCGGCTCATCCTGCAGGCAAACGACTTTGCCATCACGGCGCACCCACACGCAGGGGTCACAGCGCACGCCGCGTTCGACTTGGTCGAACCATTGGCTCCGCTTCGCCTCGCGCAGGATCGTTGCCGAGTAGAGCGGATTGCGTTCGCTGCTGCGCGCGTTGCCTCCGATATGGTATTCGTCCTCGATGGTCTTCACTGGATGCCAGCTGTTGAGGATGAGTCTTTCGCCTTCGTGGTCGGTCATGTCTGGATCTCGGCGCCAGAGCCTGTCCTGTGACGGACAGTAGCGTAAGTGGCCTTCGCGGAGTTCCCAGATGGCTTTCTGGTAGCCCGCCGCGACGACTGGCTCTTTTTTGCGGTGGTCTTCCTCAGTGCCGCCTTGGCAGACGAGCTCAAGATTGTGGCCGGTGATGGTCGTGACGATCGTGTGGTCGTTCGCCGGCGTGAAGGTGAGTGCGAGCATGTGAAAGATTCCTGCGAATTTTGCTGGCAGGTCTTCGGTTGGTATCGGCTGGTATTGGCGATAGTCCCTCATTTTTTCACCTCCTTTTTCGCTGTGCCGTTCCACGCCCATAACACACAACACAAAACAAACAAAATAAATACATATATAAAAAACAATGGAACATTGGTTGTTTGTTTATATATGGTTGAAATTCCGGCACTTTCACTGTGCCAAAGCTTTGGCACAGAATGGCACATGTGCCGTTTTTTTGATGATGGGAGCTGTTCCACTGTGCACACCTGTGCCATTTCCATAGGTTTCCTCTCGAAGAGACTCGTCATGTTTGGAACAAGCGTCCGCCGTCGTCGTGTCCGAGGCGGACGCTGTCGAATTCATGACCGGCCTAGAATTCAGGCTCTTGTCTGCTTCCTGCGCCGAGCGCGTTAGTGACCTGTTCGACCGGCTTGCCGAGGAGTCCTGCGATCTCCTGCGCGTTCTTTCCTGCCGCTGCAAGCTGGCCTATGGTCTGCCTGTCGCTCGCGGTCAATCCGGCCGGCTGGCCGTAAGCGGACTGTTGTGACTGCTGTGGCGCATACTGCTGCTGTCCTGCCTGCGGGTCGTTCATCGCCGCGTTCAGATCGGACTGCTTCTTCGGCGTGACGACGTAGTCGTAGATCTTCGCATCGTTGTATCCGCGGGTCTTCGCTGGCTGCGTGCGGGCGAACGTGGCCTTCAGACGGTCGCCGACGTTCGGATGGTCGCCCACTCCGGCCTGACGGCATGCGAGGCGCAATTGGCCGATGTTGTAGCCTTTCACGTACACGCCGCGGATGCCGCTGTCTCCGACCCTGTCAGGGTCCTGCAGGCTTGTCTGCAAATGGATGACGACCTGCGGCTTCGCCTTGCCGTTCGGATAAAACAGTGGTTCGCCGGTTGTGAAGTCGGTCTGCTGTTCCGCGCGGATCTCCACGATTTCGCCTTCCACGCTGGTGCCGATCGGATCGTCCTTACTGAACGCGCTGGGCGCTCCGCCCTGCATCACGTCGTCTAGGCTCAACGCTTCGGCGGACTGCTGCTGCGCCTGTTGTGGCCGGTAGCTGGCTCCGCCTTGCTGCGTGAATCCGCCACCGTAATTATTCGTTCCGAACATTGTGTTTTTTACCTTTCTACTTGTTGTTGTAGGTGGATTCGAGCAGCCCGACGAGCTGCCCCCATTTGTCCGGCAATGCCGGATATTGGTCTTCGTTGAGTTCGGATAGTTGTCCGAGCTGATCGTCCGGCCAGCTGCCGCATTGGAAGCAGTGGGTCGGACTGGTCGGCAGGGCGTGTATCCACGCGTCACGCATTTCGACGCCGTCCTCCTGTTCGATGAGGTCGAGGAGGTTGACGATGAGCTGCGCGCGGCTAAGCGCCCACCGTCCGGGTTTCGGGTCGAAGTCGAATTCGATCGGCAATGCGTCGGCCAGACTGACATTGTTCCTGGGCAGGAAGTAGATGGCGTTCTTTTTGCATGGTTCGCCGTCGTTTTCCAATCCGATGCCGTACAGGCTCGCCTGGATGCGGTATTGTTGGCTTGGCCCGTTGGCTTTGACGTTGCGGATCGTGGTTGTGCCGGTGATTTTCCAGTCGATTGTCGTGTTGTTTTGCGCGTCGTACAGGTCGATGCTGCCGTGGATTTTCTGATGGCCGTGGAGTCCGTGGATTGCGCCGACGTCGACGTGTCTTTCGGCTTCGAAGCGTTTCACGGCCCATGGTTCTCCCCCATCGTCGTCTGGCACGGTGAATTCGTCCTTGCGCTTGTTGAACAGGTGTTCGAATCGTTCGTGGACGCATGTGCCGATGAACGGGAGCCATGCGGCCGACTGGCGTTTCTCCCATCCTGCGAGTCTGGCTGCGAGGCAGTGGAGGCAGTCAGTGCCGAGTTCCGATGGTCCGATCTCCTTTTGCAGGCTTCTCGGCTGGTTGGTGATGTGGTCTTCGATGATGCCGCGTATCTCATCCCATTCCGTCGGTTCCACTGTGGGTACCGGCGTCGTTTCCGATATGGTCTGGTTTGCGGCCATGACTGCTTCAAGGTCGAGTTCGCTGGCCATTTTCATGCCTCGCATTTCACGTCGAATAGGTAGCGGTACAGGAGGTCGGCAAAATATTCGAGGTCGTCCGCGTCGATGAGATACACGTTGTCGCTTAAGGACTTGTCGTAGGCGTCCAGCGCGTTGTTCAGCGCGTGGTTGAAGTGTTGTCTGATGATCTTGTCGCCCATCATTCGACCACCAGGCTTGCCGCGCCGACTTTCACGCAATCCTGCAAAGCGTTTTCGCCGACTTTTTTGACGATCGCGGACAATGCTTTCGGCTTGACCTGATAGCAGTCCGCATACTGTTGGATGGGAAAGTGTTTTTCGAATGCGCTGGCGTCGAGGTTGCGTTTGCCTTTGCGGATTTTCACGGTCAATGGTCCGGCCGCGTATTCTCCTGGCTCGCGGTTTTCCATGATGAGCGCTTTGAGACTGTCGGCCTGTTCCTGCAGTTGGTGGATTCGGTCGAGGATTTCCGCGTATCTGCTTGCCAGCGTGGCCAGTTCCTGCTGTCCTGCCATTGGTCAGTCCTCCTGTGTTTCTTCGAGTTCGGCCTGTTCGGCTTCGGCTTTCTCCGATTCGGCCAGCTTGTTGTCGTCGAGCTCTTTCCTGCAGTGGAGTGGATTGCGGAGGAGTCGGCTGATCGCGGCACCTTCCTTGACGACGTTCTGGCAGATGCCGATGCATTCCGAGATAACGGCGGCAGGCGTGCCGTACAGGTCTTTCTTTTCGATGGTCGCGTCGGCCTTGTCGATGAACGATGCGGCGGCGTCGCCTATCTTGCTGGCGGCCGGATAGAGGCTTGCGAGGTCGGCGCTCATGTCCTCGTCATCGATGAGGGACTGCACGACGTAGTTGCTGCGTAGTGTTTTTTTCATTGGTTTCTCCTTATCTTGGAACGTATTCTTGCTGGAAGTTGATGATTGCCTGCGTGCACGGCTGGTAGGGGGTGCCATGCCAGGTGAGTGGGTCGCCGGTCTTGCGTTTGCGGGGGCCGCGCGTGCCAAGCACGAGCTTGTCGGGACGTCTCACGTGGACGTTCGCGTCGATGATCTGCCGGTCATCCTCGTATGCGACGCCGTTGAGCGCGTCGGTGAAGAGTTTCGCGAGATTGTCCCAGTCTCGTCCACGCCGGGTCATGGTCCAGAAGATGAGCGTGATGGCGACCGGCCCTTTGTATGGGAGCAGGTCTGGGTATTGTCGTCGCCATTCCGAGTAGACGCGATTCTCCGCTTTTCGCGTGGCTTCGGGTGTGATGCCGTGGCCGTTGTAGACGCGTGGCCGGCCTTTTGACTGTGGGTCTCCTGGGATTGTCAGCCTGCAGACGGACGGCCATGATGGCAGGGCGAGCGTGTCAAAGCTCATTCCGCCGCGTCCTTGCTGTAGTTGGCTTTCAAGTCCATGAGTTCGCCGTTCAGCAGCTTGGTGGCGAAGCCGTAGACCACTTTGTCGTTGGATTGGAACGCGGTTCGCTGCAATGCGCTGATGGCGTCGAAAATGCCGGTCAATGCGTTGGAGATGATGGCGCGTGGGTCGGCTGTGGCTTGTGGCTTGACGTTGATGGTTCCGGTGGTGACGTCGTTTACCGTGAGCTTCGATTCGGTGACGTCGGCTGCTGTGATTTTCGATGTGGTGGTCATGGTTTCTTTCTTCTTTCCGCTTGTGGTTGTTTTCTGTGCTTTGCGTGGCGAGTGCTTGTCGAAGGCCGGCAATAGTCCTTCCTTGCGGAGCTGGCTGAGAATGTTGCCTACTGTTTTCTGGCTTAGGTTGAGCGCTTCGGCGGTTTCCTTGCCGTCGAACGGTTGGCCTTGGTCGATGCGGTTTTTGCAGTACGCGAGGATGAGATCGCGTTTCGACGGTTTCGCCGGTTTCGCCGGTAGGCCCTGCGTGAGGAGTCCGGCCTTTCGCAGCGCCCGCATTTCGTCGATCTGGAGTCCGGCTTCGCCTGACTCGTCGTAGATGCTTTTCAGTTCGGCGAGCTCGTCGCCCGTGTATTCGTGTTTCAACGTGTTCCTTTCCTTAAGTTTTCGATGAGCGCGTGGTTTTCGCGGATGAAAGCGTCCACGTCAATTCCCTGCTTGGTGAGGGTCGGCTTGCCGGTGTCGAAGCGTGCTTTCCCATCGCTTTTGACGTCTGGACTGCTTTGGACCCGTGTCACTGGAATGAACGTGCCGTTTTTCATCTGGCCACCGTCCGCGTGTACTGGTGTGCTGTGGCCCAACGCTCGGCCACGTCACGCTCGTAAAGCACCGGGCGCCTGTCCTGCTTGCCAGCTGGTGGTTCAGGGCCGAGCTTCAGGTACTTCGGCCCCCTGCCATTGCTCCGCCAGTTGGCGAGGGTGCGTGGACTCATGCCGAGCATGGCGGCCAGTTCAGTTGGCGTGAGCAGATCGTCACTCATGGTCGGCGGGTGGGCAGTAGCGGTTGATGAAGTATGTCTGGCCTTTGCCGGTGACCTTCGCGGTGCGGTTGATGGTCACGTGGCCGTCCGAATGGGTGATGGCGGTTTCCTTGATTCGGAACAGTCCCAAGTCCATGGCCTTCTGGGTCGGCACGTTGCGGTTCGAGCCGGTCTTGCCCAAATAGCCGTCCTGTCGGAGAATCTCGAACAGTCGGTTCTGGCCGATGTCCAATCCGTTCTGGCGTAGCATCTTCGCGAGTTCTCCGATCAGGCAGGTGCCGTCGGACGCGGCCACGGCGTCCGCGAATCGGGCTTTCGGCTCCAATTCATTGATGTGTGATTCCTGCGCGGCGATGCGACGCTTCTGTTCCTCCATGGTGCGTTGGCCGATCATCACGGCCTTCGCGAGGATGGTCATGTCATCGTCCGCGTCCGTGGTGGGAATGTAGCCGCCGGTCTTGCGAATCTGCGGCAGCACCTCATGCGTCACCCAACGCTTGAACTCGTGAGCCTCTGGCTTGCGGGAGCCAAGCACGAGGACATACAGGCCGGCTTCGTTGACGATGTTGGTCTCACCCTGACGCCCTAGATTGAACCTAGACCGTTCATCATCGTCAAGCCTTTTCAAGGCATCGGACGGATTGCTGATTTCGAGGATGTCGCATACGTCCTTGGCGACGAACCAGGGCGCCCCCGCCTCGTCGGTCAGGGTACGCAACGCAGCGTTATTGAAGTAGAACTGTTGGATTTCATTGCTCATTTGGAGTCTCCTAGTATTTGACTGCTTCGATGCGGGTGATGAAGAAGTGAATGCCTGGAGCGCATTCGTTCCACCGGTTTGTGTCGAAGTTTTCGACGTGCACGGTTTCGCCTTTTTTGTACGTGAAGTCTGTGTCGTGTCCGCTGTATGCCGTGGTGTCCGGTGGGAGGCTGTTGCCTTGCTTGTCTTGCAGGTCGAGCACTCGCGCTGTGCTGGCGCGGCATTTGCGCCCCGTGGCGTTGGAGCGTTGCGCGTCGGCCGGAATGAGGAGTTTCACAATGACTGGCGTTGGCGGCATTTCATTATCTGTCCATGCTTTTTTCCAGCCGATGATGTCGCCTTCGTCCGGAAGGATGCTGATTTCGGCGATGCTGAGTTTTACATCGTAGGCATCGCGCAGGTCGGCGTGCATCAGGTCGGCACCATGCAGGTCGGCGTGCGTCAGGTAGGCACCATGCAGGTCGGCATCGCGCAGGTCGGCATCGCGCAGGTCGGCATCGCGCAGGTCGGTGTGCGTCAGGTAGGCACCATGCAGGTCGGCGTGCGTCAGGTTGGCACCATGCAGGTCGGCGTGCGTCAGGTAGGCACCATACAGGCAGTCATATCCATGTTCTTTGAGGATGGCTTCGATGTTGTCGCCTTCGAGAGTGCCGTGTGGTGTGGTGATTTTCATTGTGGCTCCTTGACGTGTTGACGTTGCGTGCCCCACCCTGACGAGTGGATGGGGCTGAGTGGCTGGCATCGGAGTCGAACCGATGCCGTCCGTGGATTCCGAACGCCCCTTTGACTGTTGGAGCATGACCTGAACATGCTGGCGGCCGGTGGCGCGACCGACGGCGATGGAAGCCGTCAGGCATACTTGAAAGGGTTGCAAACACCGGAGTGCCTGCGTTTTTGATAGAGAGAGAAGAGATTGGAATCCGTGGACGGGCGAACCGTCGCCCAGCCGAATGCGCCGACAGTGTATGTACGGCAGAGAGATGGTCGGCGCGTGGATAATAATCGATATTCAGTTATATGTGTCCCCGCTGGCCGACGAATGAGTGAACGTGGGTGTCCTGCGGAACAACCCGATTTTTGGTTGTTTGTTGGGACTGCCGGCCAGTGGGAAGCTTTAGTCGCGTGGCGCGAATCTGACGATCAGCCACAATGCGGTGGCGATGTACACGCCTTCCACCATGAGCGCGGCGGTGGTGTTGCCGCCATGCCATGTGAGCATGATGGTCAGGCTGGCGATGAGTCCGATGCTGGCGATGGCGAAGAGGATGCGGCGCAGCGGGTAGTTCGGCTTCTTCCGCTTCTTCATTGCTTGCATGTCTTCAAGCCAGTAATCATGGTCAGTCATCGTTGCTCCCAGTGTTCACTCGCTTGAGTGGGAAGGCTTCAGGCGGGAGCGTTTCGCAGACAGTCGGCCACTTCACATACTGTCTATTGCCATTCCAGATGGGATTAGCCAAGTCATCAAATGTGCGCGCCGACCAGTCATCATCGCCGTCCTTAAGCAGGAGCCGACCATCATTCGCGGTGACATAGAAGCCCCGCTCCTTCGGCTCTTCAGGAAGCGGCTTCTGTTCGGCTGACTTGTCGAGTTCCGTGAGTTGGTCGAGCAGGTGGTTGGTTCTCTCTTCGTCGAGGTCCTTGCATGCCGCGATGAGGTCTTCGATGATTTTTTCTCGCTGTTGGAAGATGTTCATTTCTTGTCCTTCTTCTGGTTGAGTTCTTTGAGTGTTCGTCCGATTTCGCGGCGGAGGTTCATGAGGTCGGTTTTGTTGAGCATGTGTTCCTGGTATCCGTCTGCCATGTCGAATCTGAGTCCGATGAGGCAGCTGTGGTCGCTGCTGTGCGTGCCGTCCTCGATGATTCGCAGTTCGAATGATTGGCTCATCGCATGTTCCCTAGGTCGTCGTTGAGGCTGTAGGCGAAGTTGTCGAGGGTGCTTTCGGGGATGTCCGCGAGGACTTCCTCGCCGTCCGCGTGGAGTTCGATGAGTTGGCCGCTCTTGTCTTCCTGGATGCGGATGGCGTAGCCGGTGGTGCCGATGAGTTCGATTCTTGGTTTCATGGTTTTCCTCGATTCCGGTGGTTTCGGCGGGTTAAGCAACTGGCTCATTTCGGTTTCCTTAGGCTTTGAATTGTTTGATGCTGTCAATCGGCTGGATGAGGAGCATGGTGAGGGTGGAGGCTTCGAGACCGAGTAGGTGGGCGGCTTTTTCGATTTCGTCGGTCGTGAGTGGTGTTTGGCCGCGGAGTCGCGTGTCCACTGTTTTCGGCGCGCATCCCCACGCTTTGGCGAGGTCTTCGCGTGTTTTGCGATGACGGGCCAGTTCGCCCGCGAGGTTACGGCTGGCGGTTTCGGTCAGACCGGCCATTCATCCTCCTCGATTCCCTGTTTGGTGAGGCAGGCGCGCCAGTCGTGCCAGCCGGGGCCGCGCATGTGGCCGCACGGGTAGTGGTCGGGGGTGTTGGTCTTGGCTGTGGTCTTCATCTCTGTTTTCCTTTCGACAGTTCTTAATCTACGCAATTTCGTAGTTCACGTCTATGTATTTTCATAGTTCTTCACAATTCGCACACATTGGCTACGTAATTGGCTATAATTAGAGCCATGGGAATGAAAGCAAACGAAGTTACGCAGTTCGCCAAGCAGGTCATGCGCGAATGCGTCAGACTCCAGAAGAACAGCGGCATGACCATCAAGGAATTCGCCAAGGCCTGCGGCTTCGGCGAGGATTACTGGTACAAGCGCCAGAACTTCACAAGACCTCTCAACCTGAGCGACCTGGAACGCATCAGCGAGGTGACCGGCGTATCGGTCGGCGACATCGTGATGGATTCGCAGCGTCATGCGATCGAAGACGCCGAGAGGAAGGCGCAGGCAGGCGGCTACGGCCTTGCCGCCTATGACGCCCAGGGCAAGCAGGAGGCCATCAATGGAGAGGCGGGGCCGGATTACGACGAGCCTGCCTGACCTGCCGATCGACCGGCGCATGACCTACGGTGCCATGCGCCGCGCCATCATCGGCCTGCCGGTCACCGTGTCCAGCGCCATCCTGCCGGACGGACTATGGGGCTGCTATGACGACGAGAATCATGTCATCCTCATCGATCGTCGGCTCACGTATGCGGCCAAGCGATGCACTCTGGTGCATGAATTGACTCACTGGCGGCACGGTGATGCGTCATGCGAGCACGTGGCACGCAGTCGCGAGGAACATCGGGCCAGACGCGAGACGGCACTCACGCTGATAGACCCGCTCCATTACGGGTTGCTCGAACAGATGTACGATGGCAATTCGTGGAATATCGCCCAGGAATTGGAGGTTACCCAGCAGGTGCTGGGTGACTTCCGGCAAATCATGGCCGAGCATGTCTGCATCGTCTGAGCGAGATAGAATCAAGGCAAAAAAGAGAAGGGAGTAATCATGGCGAAACGACCACAGCCCGCGCCGGGCGCTATCTATGAGTGCGATAGGCTCGCCCACCCACTGTTCTTAGCTATCCGGCTTTATGCGAATCGCTTGGAAGTGGACATGGGCACCACGTATCTGCACCGGTATAAGAAGACCGAAGCCTACAAGGTGAGCGACCTGCAAGGGGTGACGATTAAGAAGCGCACCGTCACATGGAAGTACAGCGCGCTGCGCTCACTACCTTTGGAATTCAAGAGGGCCGAGGACGCGCAGGAATTCTACAATGCCGTGAACAGCCTCTGATAGCATGAAGCCCCACTATTGTGGGGCTTTTATATTTCCTTATAAGCCTTTATAAGTCTTTATAAAGCTTATATCCGCTTCAAATGCTCGAAGATTTGCGCTGTCTGTGCAGCATCGTCGGCGGCGCGATGACGCTCGGTCTTGGCGATGCCGAAGTAGCGGATGAGGTCTACCACGCGATGATGGTCGAGCTGCGGCAGCAATGCCTGGGATAATTCCATCGTGTCATAAAAGCTCACGTCCGGCATTCCGGCACCGACCCTCTGCGCTTCCCTGGCAATCACCGGAATGTCGAAGCGGCGAATATTATGCCCTATCCACGTATCACGCCCACAGAAAGCGCAGAATTTGGGCAATGCCTTGTCGATGGTGGGCTGGTGCCGCACGTCCCGGTCGGCGATGCCGGTGATCTGCGTGACCTTGGCCGGTATCGGAATCTGTGGATTGACGAGCTGGCTGTATGACGCGACTTTGCGTCCGTGCCTGATTCTCACGGCTCCCAGCTCGATGATTCGAGCGTCACGACCTAGGCCGGTGGTCTCAATATCCACAGCCACGTAATCGTCCTCCACGCCACTATTCGCATTGACGTGGGTGATTGGTGCCGTTTCCGCCGTTGGAGCGTCTGAGGCGGCTTCCGACGATGATTCAGGCGCATTCGTCGCTTGATGCTTATGGCGCGGCTCCGGCTTGAGGAAGAGATGCATGAAAAGCCATGCAAGGAAGGCCGCAAACAGGACCGCCATAATACTCGCCACCAGATCATCCTGCTTCGTCACGAAGATGTCATAGACGCCATAGACGCTTGTCAGCGCGAAGAGTATTGACGCAATGAGATAAATCAGCTTCTTCATTTTTCCCCTTCCTTCTCCTTGCTTCAAGCTACCGCAGATGGGGATTGGACGTGCCGATTCTTTCATTTTCAGCGCATTGTCGCTGTATGAAAGAATGAAAATAATGTTACATATGTATATATGCATATTTCATGTTTGCAAGTTAGTATTTTCCGCTTGCAAGGTTAATATGCGCCCTTGTTTACAACACGCCATACACACATGTTTGCAAGTTAGTATATAATGTGTTTCAGAACAAAAAACCTCCGCAGTGTTAACGGCACCGCGGAGGTAAAACATGAAGCCTCACTCAAAGACTTCCAAAACCATTGTAACGCATGGCTTGGAGGTCGGAAATGGACCGTGAAATGGGATACCGCAACATGCTGGCAGTCGAAGAACTCGCAAGCCAAGGGAAACTCGCCGTCACCCACAAGGGCGCACGCAGCTTCGACTTCGCGCAATACGCCCTGCTCAGCCGCATGGCATGGCTCACCGCTGACTGGCCGCTGGACAAGGCAGCAAAGGAGAAGCACATGATGCCGCGCACCTACGCTTCCGGCTGGCTCAAAATCGCCATCGATTGGGGCATGACGCTCCCACAGTCAATGGATGAGCTCGTGGCGATCGGCAATGAACCGCGCAATCCGAAGCGCGAGCAGCTGGCCTACAACCGCATCGGCAAAATCGCCAAGAAGCTCGAAGCCGCAGGACTCATCAAATGCCTTCGCAAGGGCAACGTGCAGCGCAAGAACAATGCCGTCTGGCTTCTGACCATCGGCACTCCAGAGGAAAACGCTGAGGTCGAAGCATACGTGCGACAGCACATGTACCTTTGA